TAAAACCAAAGTCAAGACCTAAGTAACGTTTCTTTGCCCAAATAGGTATATCCTCCACAATGGTAACCTTTTCAAAGATAAGCCCTTCAATCATTGCCTGTTGTCCTAATCCATATACCTGCCACAAGGAGCGGTTTTTATGCTGTAAGCTCTCTATTTCGTCAATAATCGTTTGTTCCAAGAACGGGTTATCCTTATAGGTGGATATAAAGTGATAGGTACGAGGGTCTTTGTTCAGTTCGCAAAGCCAATGGTCATCAGAAAAGGAGGGGTTATAATCCACAATAGAGAACTGAGTGGTACGCATTTTCAGCTGTTGGAACTCGATAAACTTGAGTTCGTTGGCTTCATTCACATACAATATATCCCGCTTCCTACCTCGGAGCTTTTGCTCGCTGTCTGTGGAGAAAAACTCTACCCATGAACCATTGGCAAAGGTGTATATCATTTCAGACTTATTGATACTATCTTCATCGAATACATTTAGCTTGTATAATATCTCCTTGAAATCAACAAATACAGAGCCTTTGAGAGCAGGCAGGGTAGCACGGACAATAGAAAGGCGTGTCTTAGGGTGCGATAAGCAATAGACAATAAGCCAAATCAGGATATTATAGGTTTTGGAACTACGGCTACTACCTTGCGCCGATACAGTAGTATATCCTTGCTTAATTGCATTATCTACTTTCGTATATATGTTAGTTGTCTGTATTATCATCGGTTCGTACTTGTTCTCGCTTGTCTATTACTTCAATAGTGATCCCTTGAGATAGAGGGCTGCCAGCGGTGGTTACATCTATATTTTCGCCAAATCCTTCTTTACGACCTAACGTACTCATTAGATAACGAACCATTTGACCATCTGGGCGCTCTTCCCATCCTACTATTTTTTTGTTTTCATCCAAGATAGGAATACCTCGAGCTAACACCCTTGATGTAGCGATACACTCGTCTAATATCCTTCCTCTTTGGTCGTCTATCACATCTTGAAAGCTCGGATCCTCCTTCGCCCATTGATATACTGTCGTACGGCTTACCTTGAAAGTTTTTGCTATTGTGGATATATTCCCGCCTGATTTCTCTGCTATTTCTGCAAATTTTTTTAAGCTTGGTTTATTTGTATTAGGTTTCATAATAGATTGTTCAAAGTGTTAAATTATTCTATCATATTAAGGACAGTTTCACCCTTAGCAAAACGTTCGTCAGGGTCTATTCCTATAATCTCACAAAAAGCCGATTTGGCTTCGTAGGTGGAAAAGGAAAGAGTGATAAAAGCGTCTTCATTTTTTTGTTTCTCTATGGCTTTTTCTTTTACTTGCTGCTTCATTTGTTTGACCTGTTCCTTTTTCTCTTCGTATGTAGCTTCTTCCTCTTGTGAGGTGATAAGGTCTTCATACGTTTCTACTTGTGGGATATAGTCGTTTACATCAACTACAAAATGAGAAAGCTCATTTATATCGTAGTCGCTTAGTCCTAAGTTAGTGTAATCTATATCATTAATATATTCAGCCACAAGGGAATAATCAGCACGGGTGTTGCCAAGTGCTTCGTATGTAAGTTGTTCTTTTTCTGTTTTTATATCAAATGCAACGGCTTCTACTTTTACTTGGTAATCAGTTTCAGGAGTGCCGTCATATTTGTAGTATATATCCATGGCTTTGATACGACGATGTCCGTCTATAAGGTTGCCTGTTACCTTATTCCACTTTATGCCTCCGTTGAACCCTACCTTTTTGAGGTTAGCAAGTTGATTTTTGATTTCCTTGTCAGTGTGTCTTTTAGGGTTGTAAGGATTTAGGTTGATTTGGGAACGGTTTATGGTGATAGTTTCAGATTGTTTTAGCTCTTTCATAGTCGTATTCGTATAGTTTGCGTTCTACTAATGGAAATTCAGCTATTACCTTTTTCAGATCATTAGGGAAATGATTACGAAGGAATAGCAAATAGTTAAGGTCATTTATATCTGTACCTGATGATTGGCTATTGCCATACTTTTCGGGAGTGATGAGTTTTTCCGCTTTGATGTATTCTATTATGTCATTATTCTTGTAAGTGGAAAGCGGATATACTTTTTTGTTCTTTTCATTGATAGCCTGCTCCTGATAAGTACGAAGCATTACACGCCTATTCATACTATCAGATTGCTTGAAACCGAAAAAAGCCCACTCTATAGCTGTTTTTTCTCGTATATTATCAGTAAGCTCTGCAAGGTTATAAAGGCGTTGTTTTTCATTTTGTCTGTGTCCCAAGTGTCCTGTTTTTATGTAAGAGAATACCGCAAAGTGAGGTATTTGGATAATTCTTGCTTTTGGGTATTTCTTGTTGATATAGTGCATATAACGAGCAATATGCTCAAGATCTTTCACCACGTACATAAATACACAGGTTATTTGGTCAAAGTGAGGGTATAGCAAGTGTAACAAGGCAATACTATCCTTGCCACTCATAGAATGAAATAGTATCACCTTGTTAGTTTTTTGAGCAATCTGCTCAATGACTTGCTGAGCGCTGTTAAGCATAGGTTAAAGATTATCTGTTTTTGATTTGCTTTTTCTTTTTCCTTGCGCTTCCTAACGCTCTTTCAGCTCGTTTTCTTGCACTGTCTTGCGCCCTTGCTCTACCTGCGTGATAATCAGCTTTGGTCTTATAGTATTCTTTTTTACCACCACTGACACGCACTGCATAAAATTCACCCATAACTAAAAAGGTTTAGAGATTAAACAATAAATAAAGGTCTGTAAGATGTTACACTTACAGACCTTTATTAGGTTGAAATTACTAATTGTATTATTTATGAGATAAGTCCCTTATGAGACACTATATCAGCAAGACCTAAACCATAAAACATGGGTATTTCTTCTTCTGTTAGGTCTTTATACTGCTGCCATTCGTTATCAAGATCGTGAAAATCGTAATCTTCATTCAGCACCTCAATATCTTCTTTTGTCATTTGATAGACTGCTATATCTAATACCTCTACAATAAGTTCCCATGTTTTGTTGTAATTAGTGAAATAGATATAAGCAGTATCTTTAAGCGTGTCTTCAATAGTCATTGAACCGTTGGGGTTTTCGAGGTCTTTCTGATATTCTTTGTATAGTTTTTTATCAATGAATAAATCATTGTACTTTTCAGAAAAAGCTCGTATTTCTACTTTCTTTTTACCCTTGAGTATATCAAGGGCATTTTCTTTTTTCATTATAAGGTGGTATGCCTCTACTGGTTTGCCATTTACTTCTATTGTCATTTTTTAATGTTTTAGATTAAAGTTGTAAGTGTTTCACTATTTCAAAGACCCTTATATACCTCTTGGTATATAGGGCAAAGGTACGACATGGCTTGCAATGGGCTGCTATGTTCGTTTGTATAAAGTTCGTATTTTTTTCGTATTTTTTTTGTTCTGATACCTTTGCAAAGGTACGAAAAATATTTTTAAAACCCTCAAAAGTGAGAGGCTTTTTTATACTACGAGGTTGAATTTTTTAATTTTCATAAGACCATCTAAAACAGCCTGCTAATTTACTTTTTCCTTTGCAACATTGCGATATACATCTTGGATGTATATTGTTTATTTGCCCTGCTATAACAGCATTTGCATATGTTGCTATATGATATTCGTAACCTTCTTCTGAAATGTAGAATTGCATTACTTTTTTTGAGTTATGATTTTTATCATATTTAAAGCCTTTGCCAGCTTTTTTGTTCAGTACATTAATAGAATGAAGATTGTTTTCTAATGGTGTAACCCATTCTAAATTGTCACTCTTGTTGTTCAACTTGTTGCCGTCCTTATGATTAACGTATGGCTTATTTTCTAAATTAGGGACAAAATACTTTGCCACTAATCTATGAATATAGAATGTTTTTACTTTGCTATTTAAGCTCAAAACAATATACAAATATCGTTGTATTTCTTTGTTTTTACTTTTTCTTCCTAATCGTGCTTTAAGTATTTTCTCATTAGGTTCTTTGCTTTTTTTATAGAAAATAGACTTCACATTACCAAAATTAGATATTTGATATCTACCTTCATATCCGTCAATATCTTTCCAAATTTCTTTCATAACTAATTAATATTTATTAGATTAAACATATAGAATGAACGCCATTCGTTTTTGATTGTGTCAAAGTAGGTAAAAAGATTTTCATTAGGTTTGCGATTGGTCGTGGCTGGTGCTGTGTTTGCCAATGTGCCAAATGCTTGACGTATTGAGCCGTCTAACTTCTTGTAGTAAAATTCTACGATTTGAGTACTCATTTTGCTTTTTAACTTGATATTTGCCCATGCTTTTTTTAAGCACTCTGAAAAGGTGTAACCTGTTTGCTTGAAGAATTGCCATGCAAGGCAAAAGACTGTCTTTTTATCTGTATTTTTCATTTTAGTAGGTGTTTTAATTGTTTAAATAAACATTTGCAACATTTTCATAATCGCATTTTCTTAGATATTGTAATTCTCTATGATAGTTTATATCTTCAAATAATGTTTCAATAAATAATGCTTTTCGAAAGTCATTATTTAAAATAGCTTTTTCGTGCTCTAAGATATATTTTATAAGTTCAGTGAATGTAAGACCATAATTGATAGCTTTAGCTATTTTGCTTACTCTTTTAAAGTTACTTTCAGAAAGTTCTATTTTTTGTATTTCTGATTGATAATTTTGAATTTGTTCTAATGTTAGCATATATGATGTATTTATATTGTTATTAGATTTTTAAAGCAGTTTTTAGACTTGCTTAGGTCTTTGAGGTGTTATGATAGCTTGTTTTTTAGATCTGTAATTCTTTTGTAAAAGCCCGCTGTATGAGCACTTTCAATCTTAAGATATTCAGTATCGTAGTGGTGCATAAACTCGTGTAATAAAGTGTCTGTAAATACTTTTATTGATACTACCTTTTTTTTAACTGCTGTTAGGTTGTATATTGTAATACTTTGTCCTATCTTTAGCATTGGTATTACTCTATAATAACCTAATGTTTTACATTTGCCATTACCTTTTTGTGGGGTGTCTAATACTATCAAAGGTATTCGTGCTATCTTATACTTATCACATAGATAATTTAGCAATTTTTGCCCTGCTATTTGCCTTTCTAAGAATATATCAGAGGCATTTAATAGTGCTTTATATTCGTTTTTTGATAGACGGCTGTATTTAACAGTCTCTATTTTGTTTGATTTTTCATAAGATTGATTTGTTACTTTCATTTTCTTATCATTTAAAAGGTTAAACTATCTTTTATAAGCTGTAAGGTTTGATTAAATTCTTTCTTGGTGCACTTGGTGTATTTTTCGAATGATATATCAACCCCTCTTATAAGATATTTCTTTTTGATACTAAATTGAACAGAGCCTTCTTCTTCTTTGGTTAAATACAAGTAATTGCAAAGCCCTTGAGTGCCTTCAGATAACACTTCTATATATATTGTGTATCTATCTGCTTTTTCTTTGTAATAATTACCAGCTTTGAGGTCTTTTAATTCTAATGGTTTCATATTCGTTTTATTTTTAATTAATATTCTTGTTTTATTTTGACAGTGCAAAGGTATAGACTTTTTACTATACATATAGTTAATAAAATCATAAATCTTTCTTTGTGTAAAGTTAAATGTATATACATATATATTTACATTAAAATAATACGTATCTTTGCAAAAAAAAATAAATATAAATATGGCACGAGAAAGAATAAAAGGAAAAGCCTTAAATATTAGGGTATCTGAAGAGTTTATCGCTTTATTAAAATCTCTATCAGAGAAGAAAGGAATGTCGCAAGCTAAC